TAAAATAAATCTTCATCTTCCTCATCATCTTCTACAGATTCTTCTTCACCCTCTACAGGAGGAAGATGATTTGTGTTATATTCTCTTTCAAATTCAATGAACTGGGCTTGAACTGCCTCTTCATTTTCTCTTGAAATTCTTTCTTCTTCTTGTATTCGAAGTTCTTCAGCAGCCGCAATATCGTCTCTGACCCTTGTCCATTGAGAAACTGCTTTTTGAAAATCTACAATTCCCTCCACTCCAAATATGTTTGTCTGTAAATTTTCAGTAGAATCAGCAAATTCTATCTCGCATATTTGAGTTTCATCATCCCACTGAACAGAATGAATTATCTTCTCTTCAATTTGTGGAATCCAACTTAGATCAATATCAAGAAAAGCTTGTCCATCCACGTAAACAGCTTTATCTATTGGTATTATACTTACTTTCATTGATTTTCTCCTTCGGGTAATGAGTGTGTGTTGGTTAAAGAAGTTACATTTACAGGCAAAATTGCACCGGTCTGTTCAATTACATCCATGTAAGCTCTTCTATTTTCTTCATTCGCTTTCACAACTTCATTACGAAAAGACTCAACAGCGTGACTTGTAGATCGTTGTTGTTGAGAATTTTCAATGGTCAACATAGGCATAAAAGATACCGCACAAGACCAGTGATCAACATCCTCACCAGTATTTGGGTTCATGCCCCTAACATGCATGTACCAAGAACATTTATGTTCTACACAATCTTTTCTAATGAGAGGACAAAAATTACCAGATTCGTTCTTTTTCATAACCAGTTTTTCTTTTATTATAAAGTAATTTAGTCAAAACTGCAAACAATGACATCTATGTATTGCAATCTAAGGTCTACATTAGTGGAAAAAGATGCTGTTCCTGATCCAAATGGGTGGTTGTGAGCCTGACCCCCTCCTGTAGCTCCTGTAGCTGGTGAGGTGGTATTCCACCCGCTTCCAGATGCTATTTGGGTTCCAGGAGAAGTAATATTATCAGTGCCATTGGCACCATGAGTGTGAGAGGGGAGTTGGGCTGTGGTCAAAGTCGTATTACCAACAGAACCAGTCATAGGTACGCCAGTTTGAGATATAGGTCTTAAACTATTTGGAAAAACTGTTGTAAAACTGGATGTACCACCAGTCCCACCACCAGTACCATTCACAACTCTTAAAGCTTTATTATTTACTGTAGCTGTAGTATTCTGCGACCATCCAACTGGGGCAGTACTTTGGAAAAAAGTCGATACTGAGTTCTGGGGGACAATTCCATACTTAGAATTCAATGCAGTAGCATCACTAAATGTAATACCAGTGGATGTTAATATTGCAGCCATTGTATATTATTTTAATTACTGATTTATTTATCCATTGAAAGAACAGTAGATAATGTCAATGTACTGTACCTCCATATCTAAACTTTGGCTAATAGGACCTGTTAGGACAAGTGGATGTGTGTGAGCACCGTCTTGCCCTCGGGGTCCAGTATTAGTAACAGCTTGGATCGCGAGGCCAGGATTCCTAACAACCTGACCCCCATTCCATCCAGTAAACTGACCTGCAGGATTAAAGAGAGCTGGAACTGCGTTGTAACTTCTAGTACTTTGTGGGTGGGTATGCGAAGCAATTTGAGCGGTGGTGAGGGTGTGAGGTCCAACTGAAACTCCAGGTGTAGTAAGTTGGCCGGATATTGATAATGAAGAATGGATAGTGGTGAAGTTTGTTGTACCACCAGTCCCACCACCAGTACCATTCACAACTCTTAAGGCTTTATTATTATTAGCCGTTGATTGAGTCCATCCAGTCGGTGCTGATGCTTGAAAAAAATTCCATACTGTACTCTGAGGAAAAATACCTCTTTTTGAGTTAAGTTCATCGAGAGGAGAGGCAGCAAATTCTATCCCATCGGCTGTCAATTTGGCCATAGTTGTACTCTAATGTATCGCCTATTTTAGAATATTTATAAGTTAAAACTAACAGTCATCACCACACTCCCTGTTTTCTTTCCAAGTTTTACGAACTCGTTTCAGTTCTTTGAGTTCCATTTTGATATTCTGGTATGCTGTTTCGCTGTCAATCTTATCTACCATTTCCATAGCAATGATAACATCAACTCTTGTACCAAAGTGTTTTAGAGCGGTTTCGAAACAATCTAAATCTTCATACATCGGTTTTATGTTCCACTAGAATATCTATACGAGCATCAAGAGAGTTCCAACACTCATAGAGGGCATTAGATTGTGCCACATTTTCTTCTTCAAGAACTTGGATACGATCTTCCAGTTGTTTGATTCTTTCAATAAGAGATTCATTAGAATCAATCCCCCACTTTTTAAAGAACCAATAGGGATCCTGTTTCACTTACCAACTCCATAGTCACCACCTTCTTCGGCGTTTTTACGTTCAGTCTCATGCAGTACCTTTAGTGCTTCAAGAACCTCAGGAGTTTCTTCCCAAGTCCACAGTTCACCACCTTTGCCAGTAAATTCTCTTTTAGCCATTTTTTAGTGTCTCCAATACTTTAGAAAAATGCATACCACCATGGATGTATCCACCGATAATTATACCAGCAACGCAAATCATTAGCAAGGATAACATCAAAACAACCATTACATTATCAGGTAGTTTTTTTATGGTCATATTCAATTACAATACGTTTATGTTCATGACGACCATTGGTTACAACTTGGTGATACCATTTGCCGTCAAGTTCTTTAACAAGTTGATCAATACGATACTTAGAATACTTACGTTGTTCACTCATAGTTTACTCTCAATGTTTGTTTGTTGTGGAACATCATTCCAGTGTCTTACCGCATTAGCCACGATAGCGACATTAGTAACCAAGTAAGAAACAAAAATAAGGGTGCGTATCCAAGCAACAGTATCTGCTTCTCTATCATCTTTTCCACTCTTGTCTCCTAGTGCTTTTGCCCAGATTCTCCAGACACTTTTTCGTTTACTCATTAATATCTTTCTGGAATGTCATTATATGTATCGTCGCAATGTTTCGATACTCTACTCTTGACATACTCCAGTTCTTTCCAATTTTCTGGAAAACAAAGAACTAAACAATGAGTCTTTTGATGAATTGGGCAAGCTTCAATGTTTTCTTCATTTTTACATTTGACTCCTATCTCAATTGTAATGTATTGATCATTTACAAAATATATCCATCCTTGAGTAACTCTACCAAGAGAATCTTTCCACTTAACGTAGTCATTTATCTTGGGACGATACATGGTTACAGTTTACCTCCAACTACTCCATCATTAACCACACGACTATTACCAGAAGACCAACCTTCTTGTCTACCTTTGAGATAGAATCTTGTCATACGAATACAAATGTCTTCAGTTAGAGAAGTAACCAACTCTTCACCGTCCTTCATTGCACTGTGCCACAAACCATACTCAGTTTTATAAACACGAAAGCAATTATCAATCCACTCAAATTCTTCCAATGATTTCTCCTATAAGTAATTTGGGCATTTGGTTGCAACTGCAGCTAAGGCTGCGACTTCAATTCCAATAGAATCTCTAATAACTTTTCTCACTTCAGTTCCTCCATATTTTTCATTAGCATAACTATAGGAAAGAAGTACTGATTTAAGAGTATCGTTTCCTTGGTCACGATACATGCAAAATTCAGTAGCTACAGTATTTAATAGAGTTACTAAAGTGAGTTCAATCATTTGTTAATTGTTAACCTGTAGTCTTTCTTTTTAAGTTTATGTTGTTTGATGAACTTATCAGCGTGTTCTTGACATTCAAACCAACAAATTCGCTTATCTTTTTTGTCTGTTAGATCAATTCGATAGGGAAAGGATTCATGTGGGAACAATTCAGTTTTTATCATCCTTGAGTTGAGTCTCCAGTTCTTCTATACGAGAATACAAGTCTTCTAGTAATGTGGCAAGGTTTTTTACATTAACAGAAGTAAAATCATAATACCCGTCATTTTGTCTTAAGTTTTTAATAATGTTTTTCTTCATTGATTTTTCATATTGTTGAGCACCAAGATTGTCTAAGAAATCGTGCATCTTTTCTAAAAGCGATTATTCTATGTATTCTCTATAATTTTTAATCCATTTATTTACGTTTACGTCTGTTGCACAATGACATATATTTTTCCTACAAATCACTGGATGATTGGTCCATTTGATGTTTTCAAAGTCATTTATGTTTCCAATAGAGCCTCCTATCATGCAATTTCCAAGATACACATCTCCCGCTGAATCCACAAATAAACTTTTTAGACCAACCTCACAGACATATCCTTTAAAATTTGTCATTCCTGCATTGATAAATTCTACAGGATTTACACGGTGGCCAGATAATACGGAAAGATTATCAAGTTGAAATTTAGATTGTAAGTCAACTGGTTTTTTTGATTGTAAATGAGTTATATCTTTTTGATGTGGTTTTTTTGCATCTTCACTTTCAAACCACTTTAGTTGATCTTCAGTATAAACAAAAGCTTCTCTATTCTTACCACCCCAATCCAAAATTCTAACAGGTTCCAGGTAACATGTGTCAATATCTTTAAGAGAATTAAAAACTTCCATACAATGATTCCATTTAGATGGAAGCATCATCACTCGTACTGTCACAAAAGTATTTCTACTCGCAACAATAACTTTTTCTCTAAAATCTTTAGCAGGAAATTCTGGATGATATGAAAAACAAATATAAAATAAGTATCTAGATATATCTTTCCAGTAATCAACTGATTTAAAAGCGTTACTAGTAGCTCCAATAGTATGTCCAGAATAAGCAAAAATCTTTGCAAGTTCTGGAAAAAATGGACTAATACTTGGTTCACCTCCTGCGACTGAACAATGAATTTTTGGATATCTTTCGAACAATTTTTCTAAAAACTTCTTAGCATTGTCCCATTCGTAGTGATGACCAATACCTCCATGTAAACTTGGTGTACAATAAGAACACCTATTATTACATATATTATTAGTCATCCAAGTCAAACTCATTAGAGATTGATCTTGTTGATATACCCTGATTATTTTTTTATTGTTCAGGTCAGTCATAAAGATACTGTTCTTGACTCAATCTATCTAGGTGGTGATATATGTCTTTTTCAGAATAAGAAAATTCTTTGAACCTTGTTGGATTGTTATTCTTCATTTTATGAAGCATATTAATCCAATCGTAGTGTTTATCCACTACCCAGCCATACCTGGCTTCATCATAAAAATAATCAAATCTCGATATCATTAGAAGACCTCGATATTTCAGTAAGGGTATCAAAAAAATTAGTAATACTTTGAGCCATAACTCTATAACCAGTACCAACATAAAGTTGACCAAGAACCACAGAAACAGTACAAACACCCCAAAAGATGTAATACCATTTTGATTTAACTTGATGATGTCTGTTTTTCATTTGAATACTGCTGTAACACCTACAACTTGTGCATTTGGATTTCGGGCAAGAGCAACTTGTCTTGCTTCTTGATAGTCACGGGCTTGTACTTCTTCTTTAAAAACTTTACCTGCGACATAAAGGGTAACTTCACATTTCATTCTTCATATTTTTGAAAGTACTTTGGTTTTTCTGAATCAAATTCATAGAATTTGACATCTTTCATGTTAAGACACATTAGTATAGTTTCATGTTCTCTTTGAGATCTTTCTGGATCAGAACTACTATAGATATGTCTACGTTGATAAGCACAACACCAAACGCTATAGAATATTTTTGATTTTTCTGAAAGTGTGTTCATCACAAACGTTCAAAACAAACACTGTTAAATTTACCCTCTACTCCACGAAGAACCAACTTCGAATGGGAAGATTTTACTATCAATTCTTGAACATAATAGACTCCACCATGGACTAAGAGGGGTTCGGGATCAGTATTGTTTCCCCAATTTATTTGTTCCCGAGCACAACCATTAAATTTTACATAGTCACCTTCTCGGATTTCCTTGTATGAGTAAGTTGGGATTCTAAGATCCGTTTTCTTTTTCTTCATTGATCTTTTTTTCATCAAAATACTTAACAAGTTTTTCAGCCATTTTCATGGACTTTCGCCACATGAAGTACTTAACAATGGGATTTTTGGGATTGTTGAATAACCACCATTTCCACATTCTATATTTTGTCAATGCAAGATCGGTTACATACACAAAAGATTCTTTGACGGACTCATCGGTTGCAATAAACCATCCAAGAAGACCGAAAACAAAAATTAGGAAATAGTAGTATTCCATATCATTCCCAACGCAAAGTGTTGAGATACTTCAAAACGTTTTGTCTCACATCCATGAGTTCATGATAACACTTTTGGTTATGAGCACATTGTCTAAGTGCAGAATCTGGTTTCAAAACGGATTCAATAAAGATATCTAATCCGCGATTCCATTTATCTTTTTTGGGTTCGCCGTCATTAATAGTGTACTGATCTTTCATTGATTTTCTCCTTCTACTTCTCCAGCAAATTCGAACTCTTCAATTTCTGATACAGGAACTTCATATTGTCCAGCTATAAGATACCAATGTTCTCCATCTTCACGAAGTCCAAGGTATTTCATTTGATCTTCATCAAACATATTTTCACGCATCGCTGCCTGAATTTTTAAATGTAGAAGTTCTTCTTTACTAGGAACTTTCATAATTATGATTTTAACACCTAACTATTATAACCTATTTAACTGAGTTGTCAAGAGTGTTAATACTTAGATACTTCCAGAACTTTTAGAGTGTGTGAGGTAGTCAGATTGTCTTGCCTGCTGTTGTTTCTTAGTCCTCTTAGCGGGTGCAATATCACCAGCAACAACAGAAGGACGGCCTGCTGACTTACCACCTCTAGGTCTCAACCCAACTTCCTGTTGTCTTGGATCTTTGAAACTAGAATCTTCCACTCCACTAGTGAAGACAGAGTGGACTCTTCCTCGGTTTCCGTATTGAGCCTTACCAGTTAGGGCTTCTTGTCCAGCAGCACGTTTAATTCCTGGGTAGTCCCTTTCAAGATCATTAATTCTACTGGAAACATCAGCAACTGTTGGTTTCTGATCTTCAATTGACTTACCTCTAGTTGAATCCAATGCAGCACCAATATCAGAAGCTCTTGATTGGACATCACTTACTGCAGCACGACCCCTCTCTCTTGCTGCAAGTTTTTCTCTGGTCATTGCTGCTTGATAATCTTCAGGACTTTCATCTGGATTTTTTCTTCTGCGAGTCCATGGCATCATTCTTCTCGCAACTTCTTGAGCGGCAGCAGTAAGAGTTGCAGCTGTCTGATCTCCACCAGCAGACATAGCTTGAGATCCAATTCCCTTTTTTTGACTTACTCCATGAACTTTCTTTGAGTCTCCTCTATTTCTTGCTGCTCGTGGTCTAAATTCTAGATCTCTCCTTCCTTGTCCACCAGTGTTTCCAGTCCAATCTGGTTCAGCTTCAAGGTGTTCGGCTCCCTTTACTGTACCTTGCCAACCCTGAGATGCGATACTTCTACCTGCACGACTAGTAACTTGTGCTAAAAATCCGGGAAGAGATTCTCTCTTCTGTTTATTATAATCATCTCTATGAGCATCAGTTTTTCCAGCCTTTCCAGAGAATCCTTCATCTGAAGCATTATCAAAATGCAAAGGATGACTTGGATCAGTTTGTGCAGCCTCTAATTCTCTTGAGGCAATCTGTCTTATTGTTTCCTTATCACCAGCTGCAATAGCAGCTCTCATTTGTCTACCAAGTCTTCTTCTTTTATCACCACTACCAACCAAGTAGTTATAAACATTGACTCCAGCATGTTCATCACTATAACTAGGAGCCTTCGCTTCAATAAGAATTGAAAGAATTTCAGTTATCTCTGCTTCTGCTATAAACTCTTTAAAGGTCTTCATTATAGAAAACAACTCTGCATATTTTCTATTTATTCTAATGGAGAATAGCGGACTCGAACCGCTGACATCCTGCTTGCAAAGCAGGCGCTCTACCAACTGAGCTAATTCCCCTTAAGATAGTCCTTCTCAGTTTGATAAGGAACTATTTCACCAGTGTAATATTTCCATCCTTCTTGTATATCCGGAATCAACCACTGATCAACTCGATAACAATATTTCCAGTTAACAGGTTGAATACAGTTCATGACTACTACAGTCCAAAATGAGATGAGATAGTTTAGAACTGTATACATTATACTACTCTGCTGAAATAAATTCAACCTCGGTTTTCCATTTGAAACCGGGAGTATCCCAAGTCTGATTATCATTGAAAACTTTATTCTCTTTTGTTTTCAATGTAGTATTTGAAAATGTTTTACCATCATAAAGTTTATCAATTACATCACGTTCTGGATAATCACGAAGAAGAGCCTTCACAGACATTCTAATTTTTTCAGGAACATCTGGATATCTTTCTTCATCAATAATGATCTTTAGTAATTCTCTGGTAGCAATAAGAGAATTGTGCTGTTGTTCAGGCGTAGACATATTTTATCTAGAGTACTGATCAATAATGAATAATACTTCATTTAGATACTTGTGGGCAAGTTCTTTTTCTTTTTTGTATGGAGTTGGTTCTTGATCTATTTTGTTCTTCAAATTAAGAACTCTGACTTTCATTTCGTCTCGTGTAATCTGTCCTCTTGGCATAACCATAAATTCTATGCTTTCTATATAGGCGACCCTGGCAGTCAAAAATTTTACCGGAAATTTTGTTACACCTTAAGGTAATTTAAAATCGAATTTTAGTTTCGTCCATACTTAAACTTCATTGCCTGAAGAAACCATGCATCCGTCAGACACTTAGGTCCGTGGAGTAATACTTGCACTTGTTTCTCTGGAAGTTTTGGATCTGCTAGTGCTCTCCTTTTCCACTCAGGAAGTTGTTTAGTCATTTTAAGTTGGCATGAAAGGTTCTAGTTCGGATTGAGGTAGAGTCTTAGGAACTTCAACAGGCTCATACTCTGGTTCTTGTTCTTTAATTTCTTTCCAAGATCCACCAACACCACCATCCATATTTACCACAATTTCATTTGTAGGCAATGCAGGAGGGGGAGTGACATCAATCACCTGACCCATGAGATAATTGTCGTTTCTAACATAAGTCAATTCATTCGGGTTCCTTGCAACCATATCCATTGCATCAATTTCCCACCCACAATCACATTTCTTTTTCCCAGTGTTCTTATAGATTACCGAGAACCATTCTCTTGGTGCATACTTGTTCATTACAAAAATCCTTTAGATGTTTTTTTCTCCGTTTTCTTATCCAAAACTTCTACAGTAGTTAAAAACTGAGAAGGAGTTTCCCACCATGCGTGTCTAAGATCCTCATAATTATCAAAAACTTTTGATTTACCATTAGAAAAAATCAATTTGTAATCATGACGATCATATAACTTCTCAGAAGTTTGTTCAAATTTTTTTGGAAGATTCATTATGTTTCTTTTGTGTTTTTGGTGGCCTATAAAGTTGAGGCCAAGTGTCTTGAATAATTTGTCTCAACTTATCTGGAGTATCTGAAGATATCACTAGACCCAAACAACGTTTGCTTCTGAAGCAGCACCAGCAGGAAGATCATAAGTAAGATCCCAATTAATGGCAGAAATATCGATGCCAGCCCTGTTGTTTGGGTTACCACCTCCACCATTAGTTTGGTTGACTTGAATTTCCACTCCAGATCCATTTTGAAGTGCTAGAATATTTGCGTTCCAGGTAAAGGAAAATTCTACGAAAGCTGTGCTGGTAATATTCTGTGTTGCAGAAGTTGCTCTGGTAGTTCCATTTTCTACTACCACGACTTGATATTGTGGAGTATTATTACCACCTCTTTTTCTCAATCGAACTCTAAAATTTTGAAGACCTGCACCAGTAGTTAATTGTCCAGAGGGAGTATCAAAACTGTAGTACACACTCACATTACCATTACCATCCCAATCTACAAAATCGGTGTCAGGACTTCCAGTATCAATATCCTCATTTACGAGAGTCACTGCATCATTATTAACGTTCCCACTGGATATAACGGCAGTGGGAAATAAAGTCTCTGTTTGAATTGCCATATTTTAAAATCAACGATGTACTAAACGTAATGCCACTGTAACTAGTGTAACTGTACTGGCAGAATCCACTTCAAATTCTAACACATCTCTTGCATTTAGGGTAGTAGTCCAAGATGAAAGTGTAAGATCTTCCGCTTTCTGTGCTGCAGATAGTGTTGGAAGTTCCGTTCCTGCAATAGATGATGTTGTTGGGAAGTTTGTGAATGTTGCACGATTAACATCAACCACAATAGATCCAGACTGATCTGCAATAACAGTCCATCCAGTTACAGTGTAATCTGCATCGATTACAACGTGCCCTTTAATTCCTGTTGTAATGGCAACACCATCACCATCAATAATGAAGTTTAAAGTTTTTGTGTTCGATACAAATGATGCATTACCAGTGGCATCAAACTGAAGAACCTCATTAGCAGCACCGACTGTTGATGGTAATGTTAATGTATAGTCTGAGGTTGGATTATTAAACTTAATCGCACCATAGTTTCCACCACCAGAAGAATAGAAGCGGAGGGATGTATTGTTTAGGATATCAATAAAGGTTGCATCAAGATTGATCTCAGTCGATGCAGTATTGGAAATTGTATTCCCATCAAGTCTAAGACTATCAACATCAAGTTGACCTACGGTAGTTACTCCAACTGAAGCATCAATATTATCTACAGTGAGAAGATTTGTTGTTTGATCATAAGTAAATGCTGCCTCACCAGTAAATGTTCCACCAACGTTATACTGAACCTCTCCAACACCACCAGCACCTCCAGGTGGTTGGTTTGTTCCGACTGGAGGAACTCCCCATTCAAGAGTTGCATCAGGACCAGAAACACTTGCAATTAACAGTGCATCACCAACAACACCGTGAGATGCAGGAAGATCATATGTAATATTGGATGCGACTACATCTGATGCTCCGATTGCAACATAGTTGGAATTATCCGAATCATTAAATCTAATTTTACTCGCAGATGTAATATAAATGTTTGATGCATCTGCTGTTACTGCTGTTCCGGCTAAAGCACCGCCATCATTAAATTGAAGTTGTGTATCAGCACCACCCGCAGATGCAGAAACTGTTACCCAACTTGTTACTCCGTCTCCATCAGTCTGTAAAACTTGCCCCGCCGTTCCATCATTTGGAGGTAAGGTTAAGGTGTATGCAGCACCAACTGCATTTGGAGTTTTTACGTCAATATAAGCACTTTCATCTGCATCATATAGTCTTACAGTCGCACCTATACCTGTCGCACCAGTAATTACTTCTGGATTTTTGAGGATTTGACCTCTTGATAGTTCAGCCATTATGCTTGTGCCTCCGTCCAGTTAAGTACAAAATCAAATCCAGCAGTCTGGTTAGAGTTATTTCTCACAACAATTGCAAGAACCTCAGGACCATCGGGGTATGTATTATTTCCACCAAGAATACCACTCTGAATTTCTTTAATAGTACTCAAATCAAATGTAGTTGTTCCAGTGTTATTCAAGAATCTAAAAAGAATCTCCCCATTTTGTGGAGTAGTGGTGAATGTTTCATTGTATTGTGCAAATGATGGTTGATAAACGGAGACTCCTCCTGTAAGAATATCATTTGCATTTGACCAAGTAAGACCAGTTACGTTACTTGGATTCAAAATACCAGAAATTTCAAGGTTTCTATTATCATTATTACTAAATTGAATTGACTTTAATTTAATTTGAGATCTGTTGACTACTTCTCTTTCTCCAAGTTCCCCAACAAGAGTATCACTAACTGAAGGAGCACCTCTGAATAAGAATACGGTTTCTGTTGAGTTTGCACCCAGGTCTGGGTCGGCCTTAGATTTAAACACACTAAATTGATATCCAGTATCTTCATCAAATTGTCCATCCATAATCACAGATGATCCCCAGTGAGATACTGTTGGAGCAGCGATGGAATTCATCAATTCAACACCAGTTCCTGCAGGGTGATCATATGAAGTTGTACCAGCATCAAACGTTCTTTCCTGACCAGCAACGAATACAGTATATCCAGTTCCAACGGTCACTCCAGTCAACTGTTTATTGACAGTATCAACACCAGTATAAGACATAATTTCGTGTCGAATAGTTCCAGATTGATTACTCGTCAACTTAACAAAATATGGTGCAATATTTGCATCCAATGGTGCAGGAAATCTCATTACAGAATTAAGATTCAGAACTGTTGTGTTGATTCCTGTTGCTTGCGTCAATTTTGCCGTAGCAGATTTGTTTGCAACTTCATAACGTGTTGGAAGGTTTCCAGACCTCATATAAGCTTCGTTATTGAAGTTATTGTTTGCAAGTCTATGAGCAATAATCCAATCACCTTGAGGACCTCTAATTGAATAATCAATGTGTCCTGCACCATACCAAGAGTAACTGATGCCAACCATCTGCATTCGGATGTTTGGATCAAACACTTTTAATTTATATCCAGATGGTCCGTGACCATCTATCGTATCAAAGTTAAATTGTGATTGAGGTACTCTTGTTTCCGTCAGTCGAGTAATCTTAACATTACTAGCAGTAGTTCCTCTATAACGAGGATTAACATTCATTACCGTATCACTTTCAATTGATGATACAACATATCTTTGACCACGAATTTGAACTGGTTGTCCTACGGTAATTTGTTCTGTAAATCTTGTTCTAGATCCCGTCACTGTTCCAATACCACTTGTTACTGAAACATTACCTGCAAGTTGTTTTGTAGAAGTTCTAAGAACAACATAGACTTGATTACCATCAAACTCCCAGAATATACCATTAAGGTCATCAAACAATCCAGTTCTGATAACTGCACCAGCCCAGGTTGTAATACCAACTGTAGGTTCATTGGTTAAAACTGCTGGGGTTGCTGCAGGTGCTGACCCAGGGGTGACTTTGAATACCGTCTCACTGGTAATGCCAGTGACGACATAAGATCCATTGTATCCAGCGGTCTCAATACCCTCAAGATAAACACCAGCACCCTTTTGAAGTCCGTGTTCAATCTGAGTTTCTACAACAATATCAGTAGAATCATATGATACATCTTGAATATCAATAATAGGATTCATAAGAAATCCCGTTGATTGCTGAATACCTTTACCAGATTGATATCTGAAATATCTTTTCGACTGTCTCTTTGCTTCCAGTCCGTGAATTGGGAATTGTGTTCCTACCAAAACACCACCATCAAATGGTCTGTGTGTGAAGAAGGAATCTGAAATTGGGTAGATGGAAACATTACCCAATGTAATTGCAGCAGAAGTATCGGTTTCAGCATCATAAATGAACTGGTCACCAGAAATTACTCTGGTCACAAAAAATCTTCCTTCATGAGGTTGAGATCCTGCAGTCGTATCCACAACTGTAATTGGAGATCCCGGACACAATCCGTGTTCTCCAACTGTTGTCACTGTCGTATCTCCACCTGCCGATCCAGAAATTGCACTCAAAACAAGTTCCGAATTCTCAAATGTATTTCCTATCTTAATCTTAGTGAATGATGTTAAAGTCAGTCCAGTGCCAACTACACCTTTTGCTTTATATACTACAGTGGTCGCTGTTTCATTATAAGGAATGAAAATACCTTCAGCGAGAGGCGCTTCCAATCCAGAAACAGAAATAGGTGTCCCAATTCCAGTTGATGCAACATCATATGTTATAGTAATATTAGAAAATGGTGATGCACCATCAGAAGCAACTGAAGTCACACCTTCTGGTGGTCCAGGAAACTCATAAAAAGATGCAAAGTTTCTGTTTAATCCCAAGTTTTGCCACTTAGATTCTTGAAGTCCGTACTCAAAGTCAGCGTCAATCAGTGACTGTGGATTACCAACTCTGATTCTTTCTACAGCATCTAAAGCCTGGTCAATTGGACGAACGGTTAAACCTCTTCTTTCGTCTTCATAGAAGATGAGTAACTCATCATCTGCACTCATTCCA